ATTGTTGATTATAATGAACTAGATGACCTTCTCAATTTTCCATATGGAAAATTCATACTAAATAAATAAAAGGTTTGTATATTAGATGGCCCAATCAACAACTAAACCAGGATATTACGGGGCAGATACGGCGGAAAATGTATTCTCCCTTCCAGGGTCAAATGAAAAATATTTCACGCTTGTTAATGAAAAAACAGGTGAAATTGAAATATGGGAAAATGATTCTAGTGGATTCAGTATACATGATAAAAGAATAGGAAATATAAAACCTGGTGGAAGAATAGAATTTAACAAAAATGCATGGGGTGGTGCAAGGAATTTTGATAAAAAAATAGTTAATAACAATACTGCATTAATAAAAGCTCATGCTAATACAACAGCAGCAAACGGAATACTAGCTCAAAATCCTGGAATGAAACCAGAAGCTGCATTAAATCGAGCAAAAGGTTTAACTAAAAGTAATGCGGCAAGAGAATCCGAAGATATTAAGAATGCACTGTCTCGTCCAGCACCTGGTCTCACCAAAGACTGGGAGAAAGCCTTAGGTGAATCCGAGACTGGAACAAGAGAAAAGAAAAACTCTTTTGGTGTTTATGTATTTCCCGAAGCTTTAAGGTCAGCAGCGGCAAGAGGACAAGACTTCTTAAAAATTGATATGTTGTCCTACAAACCAAGAGGGATAAAACCAGGTAAAAATAGTAGTACTCTATTAAAAATAGGTGAAAGACCTCGTGAACGAGAAACACTAGGAAGTGTCATACTCCCCATACCAGGAGGTATTCAAGATAATCAACAAGTTTCCTGGAATAGTGATAAAATGGATCCCTGGCAATTAGCTTTAGCAAATATTGCATTAACTACAATAGAAAAAGGTGTAGGGAAAGGAGTAGAGACAGCTGGGTCTTTTGTTGATCAAGCTATGGCAAGTATGGATACAAAAACAGCCTTAGGAACCTATTTTGCGGCTCAAGCAACAGGAGCACAAAATTTATTAACTAGAACAACAGGGGCTATAATGAACCCTAATATGGATTTATTATTCAACAGTCCTGAACTAAGAACTTTTAGTTTTGCTTTTTTACTTGCTCCCAGGAGTCAGAAAGAAGCAATGCAAGTAGTAAAAATAATCAGATTTTTTAAACAAGGAATGGCACCAATTAGAAGTAAAGCTAGATTATTTCTAAAATCTCCACATACTTTCCGACTTGCTTATAAACAAGCAAATGCATCCATAGAAAGTTCATTCGGAACCAATAATCATCCATATTTAAATAAATTCAAAGAATGTGCTTTAGGATCATTTGGAGTCAATTATACACCAAATGGACAATATTCAACATATGAAGATGGTGTAATGACTGCTTATCAAATAACAATGACTTTCCGAGAACTGAGTCCAATATTTAATGATGATTATGGAAATAGTCCTCAAGGTACATTACCACAAGAAATAGGTTATTAAAATGTCAAGTTATTTCAATCTTATTCCCAATTTCGATTATGTTAGCAGACTTCCTGATGCTAAAATATCAGACTATATTCGTGTGAAAAATTTCTTTAGAAGAGGTAGTTTAAGAGAAGACATTTATCAAAATTTAACCTTTTTTACCAAATATTCTATATTAGGGGATGATAGACCTGATAATGTTGCATATAAAGTTTATGAAAATTCAAGTTTAGACTGGCTTATCCTTTTAGCAAATAATATAACTCATATTCCAACAGAATGGCCATTACCACAAATTGACTTTGATAGATTTATGTTAGAAAAGTATGATAACTATGATACCCTCTATAATGGAGTTCACCATTATGAGACTATTGAAGTAAAAGACAGTAATGACGTTGTTATCATTCCTGAAGGTTTAGAGGTAAGTTCTGACTTTACCCAAACATACTATGATTATTTTCTTAAGAAAATAGTCGATACAGTCGATATTACAAGACCAGTGACAAACTATGAATATGAGTCAAAAATAGAAAGTGAAAAAAGACAAATATTCATTCTAAAACAAGAATACCTAAATGTTGTTATGGATGACATGGAAGATATGATGCCATATAAAAAAGGTTCCACCGAATACCTCGGCGGAAACCTTAAACAAGCTGAGAATATCAGACTATATCAGTAATTAAAAAAAGTAATAGGGCAAAAAAATTGCAGAGATTTTTTCCCGACTTTTTTGGAATAAAAAGTCGATTTTCCCCTGGCTAAATCACTCTTCTGCTAACTTCTGGAAGTACGACAGTGCATCCTCTTCATCATCACTAGATGAAGTAACTGCTGCTGTCACAGTCTCTTGAGCCTTACGAGTCTCAAAGTTTGGAGTAAATGATCCACGACCTTCACTCTCATCCTCTAACTCTTCATCTACACGACGTGTAGGAGGTCTTTGTCCTAAAACATACTTCAGACGCTTCTGAAGATCATCATAGGACTTAAATTGATCTGCTGCAGTAACAGCAGCAAGAGAATACTGCTTCTTCCAAATTGCTTCTAGTGCATCGTCATCATCAAGCAATGGTGCTACTGAATCGAACTCTGACTTATCATAGTTCCAGTAACCATCCTTCTTAACGATCTTCAACTTGAAGTTTGCACCCTGCCAGAAGTCAAAAGGATTGATTGGAGTTTCATCCTCAAACTCTGGTTGCATTGCTTCCATAATCTTATCAAAGATCTTCTTACCAAACTTATAAAGGAAAACTTTTCCTTCATTAGTAGGATTAGAGGGATCTTTTACTACGTAGATATTTGCGTAGTATGAAAGCTTACGCTTCTGTCTACGAACTACATCTTTATCTGCTTCATTACCACTGTTCCATAACTCACGATTATGTTCAGAAACAGGATCTTTCTGATTAACCGTGGTCAAAGAGTTTTCAATATACCATCCACCAGGACCTTGGAATGCATGTGAATACATTTTTGCCCAAGGAATTTCTTCTCCTTCAGGAGAAGGTAAGAAACGAATTACAGCATAACCATTACCTGTTTTATCAAGTTCTGGTTTCCAGAGACGCTCATCAGCACCTCCACCTGTTGTATTCATCTTCTCCACTTCTTTAACTAACTTTTGAGTCAAAGATCCTAGAGAGGACTGCTTTTTTAAGTCTTTAAATGACATTGGATTACCTCGGATTTTGTGAGATTTGGCTTGTGTGTACCCTGTATATGTTACAAGGAAAATTGGTTTTTGTCAATCTGAGTTCTTAAGGTTTCCACCATTTTACTCATTTGATTAAACACCTGACTCATATCAACGCTATTAGGGATGCCCATCATTGAAGCGGATTCAAGGATCTGATCCTTCATCATCTTCGCATCTGGATCATCCGATAAACTCAATCGAGCATAAAGAATCTGTTGTTTCTCAATCAATCTATTCAGAATCTCAACATGATAGAGTTGATCTTCTTTTGTCATCGAAGGAAACTTGAAAACATTTGAGTAAACTTCTTCTTGAAGTTCACTAATTTCGGCCATTTCCGCCCGAACCACTGGAGATTGAAAGAAACTCATTCAGGAACTTCTTCTTCAGTAGTGGTTTCTTCTGCAGGTGCTTCTACAAGAGGAGCCTCTGCAACAGGAGCAGGATTATTTTCTTGCTCTATCTGAGAAAGAACTTCAATTGCACCAATAAGTTTAACACGAGTCTCCTGTAAAGTATTCAACTGCTGTGTAACTTCTTGGAGTTGATTTGTAAGATTCTGTAGAACTTCACCGTTTTCAAGAGCCATGGATAATAACCTCCTTTAGAATTTTTTTGTAACGAGATACATCAATATTTAGGAAGGGAGAATATTTTTTGATTTTACGACTGACGGTTTCCCACACAGGGTCCTTCAGTTTTTTATCAAAGTCCTTTCCATATTCTAATATTCTATCATATATTACCATACTTTCAAGTGATATGTCACCCCCTAGATAACTCTTTAAAATTGGAGGGTGTCCTTTACTGCAATCAAACATATCATCTACCTTTTTATTCTCAAATATAGTTGATGCTTCTTCCTTAAAAATATAAGTTAATGACTGCACCTTCTTCTTCCACTCTGTATATCTTCCTTCTCCTTCCTTAATCATCTCACCAATCCATACCGTTCCAGGATCAGTAGAGTATATAAAATTAGATACAAAGAACTCTTCTATTTCTTTATCATCCTTCTGTCGTGCAAACTTCTCAAACCAAAACCTATCCTTCCTCTTATAAAAGGCTTCATTAGTTGCTCTCACCTTGCCACGATACTTATGATAATCATACTTATCTTTAGTGAAGTGATTCTTTAGAGCCAAATAACAACGATAAGCATCAGCTGGCATCATCTACCTTCTCTAGATCTGTTTCTAATGGTAATGTGATTTCCTTCTATTGCAAACTCTAACTTATCTCTATGGTCCCACATCAATTCTTCATATAGATGATCTAACTTCTGCATATCATCCCAAACATCTGTAGGGGTAGGTTCACCCCAAAAAGGATTCTCATCTGGATTCATAGTGGTAACTTAGCTCGTGAACTACGTTTTAAGAAATTAAGTTCCTGTGCTTCATACTTAATCTTTTCCTTTAATGGTTTAGGAATAAGTTTAGGAACTGATTCAACATCGATGTTATTTTTCTCACAAAAGTGAATAACAGCATCAATATAATTCATGTCTTTATTTACCTGCACAAGCTTTTCTATTTCCTGTGCAAATCCAGCAGAAGAAAAAAACTTACTTGCAAGTACCTTCTCTAGTTCATTCTCCATTCGTTGCCCCAGTATTGTGAGATACAAATTCTTTTATATACCGTACTAATAATTTAATATAATCCCCTTTATTTCTTTTGTCAAATACTTTGACTTCACCACCAGGTGTAACCATAATAGTGATAAGTTTTTTAACAGGGATTTCAGTTAATTCGTAGTAGGCAGCAGCATAAAAGGTTTCCTGAACAAAGTAGTTTTCCAACCACTTCTCAGGTTTAATCTTCTCAGATGTTTTAAAATCTATTACCGCTAATTCACCCTCATATTCTGCTATACAATCGACTCTACCTGCAAGACCAAGGTACTCT